TATGAAAGTCACCCACCCCGACGGGGGCGTCAGACATCATCATTAGCGTATTACCGACGCGCTTAACGTGAGCTGGAAATGGGGTGTGAGCTGGCTTTGCAATCTTCTCGACTTTTTTAGGGTCGGCGTTGTCGGGCAGCAATACTGAGTCGATTATCATGTGAGTGATTTCAATATCTTGCTGCTTTGCAACTGCATCTAAGTATCGGGCGATACCCTTTTCGGTGATATAAATTCGATTATCTTTGGGCATTGCTAGTCCTTAAACCTGAGTTCTTTGCCTTTCGAGAGTTTATTTAAAAAATAGTGATCGCCTAACCAGAATCGACCCAACTTAAGACCTACAGTATCCCTGACGGATTTAATTTCATCTAACTTGCGCGTGAGCTGAATGCTGTTGAGCTTTCTGATAGGGCGAGGTTCCACCCTCCAGGCTATTATCTCTAATGTGAAAGGGGGGAGGCTAGGACTCTCGTATCTCGATGTGTATTCACAGTTAAAGCCAAGCCCTCGGATCGCTATTTCAATGCCTTCTCTGGTTCCGGATTTTCGTCGCTCCACTTTCGCACTGGCTACTTGAGATCTCTTTACTGCAGGTGAGTCCTCAGATTCCCAGTGCGCAACCATCCGGTCTGCTGCCAAATGTGGCAATGCTGACTCCGGTGCTTGATGTGCATTTCGCAATTGGGGAAGGGGCGGTGCGACCTGGTCTAAGTGCTTACTTAATGCATGTTCCAGCGCTCGCTCTAATGGGCTGGCATTATCCGTTAGCAGGCTGTAGCTATTCGGTTTCGACCCTGATATTGACTGACTCAAGGTATGGCGCTCCTGTATGATCACACTTAAAGCTTGTTGCTGGTGAATTGATTTTAACTCGGATGCCACTTTCGTTAGTCGCCTTCAGTAGAACGTGATCAATCATGGAACGGTTAATTTCGCCCTCTAACCGATGCTGTTCTTGACCGTATTTGGCTGCTGCTGCATCGGCTGCATCTTTGATGATGTCTTGGTCTGGCCCTCTAGGGATATAGAGCACTGCATCTAGCGTCCATCGTGTGATGCTGGCTTTATTTAGGTAAAGGATATCTGTCTCTTGGGCGACGGAGTGAGATCGCATGTAGCCGAGCGTTTTAGCTAGCAACTCATCGCTTGGCGTGCCATTGCCAGCGTGAGCTAGCAAGTAACCATCCACAATTCCTGTGCCAGGTGCGCGATTAACAAAGCGAGCATCTTTAACTCGTCCGCTGAACTCATGGTCTTTAAATCGATAGGTTACAACTACAGTGTTTTCGTCCGGCGATTGAATTTCCATATCAGGACTCGCGCCAGGCGTTAAGGCATGGAAGCGATAGCCGTTTCGGGTTCCCGTGGTTGCCAGTGCAAACATAGCTAAGTAATAGCGAGTAAGAAGTTGCTCATTACTCTCCATGATGGGCTTTACTGGAGGGAAAGCGTTAAGGTCGCCATCTTCTAGTACCAGTCGAGTTAGCCCCATATCAGCTGCGATGGTATCAACCATGTCGTCCTGCGTGGCATACATACCAAACATCTGCTTTGCATTTTCGTTCCATCGGCGGTAATGATTCTGCAAGATGACCGTAAACACTTGCGTAAACTTGGTGAGTATCTCCGCGTTGTTGCTCAGCGTTTCTTTGACGGCGAAAGTATCATCCGGTGAAATTTCTTGTAGAGCCTTTAGTATATCGGCCTTAATGCTTCCATATAGGCTGGAAAAATCCGGCGTACTCAAAAGTTCAGGCTCAGGCAACCGAGCCAAATGAGGGAATCTTTTCATGTGAGGTCTCTATGCTGCTTGAGGCAATTGAATGGTAAACCGATCAACAGCGCGACCGTTCCATTTGCCGTAAAAAGTCACTGATGTGCCATTCGGGGTTCTTTTTGCTATCACTCTCGATGGCGCAAAATCTTCTAGGCCATTCAAAGGATTCATGAATGCGCCCATGGCGTAAGTTTGAATCAATGCTAAGGTTGCTTTGCTGGTGCTGAGTGAAAGCGTTGCAGGTAATTGGCTACCAAAACCCCGAGCCTTATTTCTTGCTGAAATGTAAGTCGTCATCACCTGAGTGACGCGGCTAATGAATTGATCCCAGCCTGTAATTGTACGTCCGGTTTTCCGGCACATGCCTATCATAGCTGCCATTACGTCACCTTATACGTTCCTTTGGAAGAGCCTCCGGTTACTTCCACTTCGGCCTTATCCTGAATATGTTGAACTATGGCCTCTGCCAAGCACTTCCAAAGATCTGAACCTCTGGTATCTGTTGCTGCAGGCTTAAAGCCATGTTGAGTCATTACGGAATCAATCGTTTCGGCAAGTTCGTCTTTGTTTAATGCCATTACTTAGCTGCCTTTACCGTTGCGGAACCACAGGCATGAGGTAGGCCCGTCACCATGCATTTATGCCCTGTTGTTACGACTTCAAACGCCTCTCCGTTTTCTCCGTTAAGGATTATTTCCGGTGCGTCCACGGTCGCATTTCCAATTGAAGTGACTGCGGTTTTACCACCAACGCTCACAGTGGCATCTTTATCTACCTGAATATTGGCTTCCCCTGCCACTCTGACATCCAGCTTATGCTTTTTCTTGTCATAACAAACCCGGGTTCCGTCTGGATAAACACGTAAAATCTCATCAGGGTTATTGGTGGGCAGAGGGAATTTATCACTAGGGACACCAACCAGAGCAATGCTAGTCGTTGAGTTATCACCACCGCCAACATTAATCAGCACAACTTGCTCACCAGCACTTGGTAGTCGATACTCCGCCACATCTCCGGCACAAATTGAAAACCATTTAATAAAAGGTGTTTCATTGTCACCAAACTTTACTTTGATACGATCATGAGATTCATTGACAGCTGAAACGCTACCAACACGGTTCATGTTTTTAAGGCAACGTTTTAGCTCAGTTATTTCTTTTTCCTGCTGAGAAAGTTGCTCAGAATATTCTTCTAACTCAGCCTGAACCATCTGTTGGATTAATGTTCGCACTCTCAAATTCCTTATACTCATTCGGCTTTTCTGGATGTTTTGGATTAACGGCTAAGAAAACGCTCAGTACTTTCGGATTGTCTTCCGGTAACTCACCCAAATAGATGCTTTGCCACCATTCTGTTTCCCAACACTCATATCCGTCGGTACCAGACTTAAACAAACCTTGCTGGCTGACTATCTTCTCTGGAAAACCAACCGTCTTTCCAAGGCCAAAGTTGTTATTGAAAGCGATACGACCAACTGCACTCGCTAAGTCCTGAGCAATAAGATCAGAATTTCGGCTTTCGGTATCGCTGTAAGCTTTACTCACTAAGCAATACACTTTCACGCGAACCGGCTGCTTTATCCTTCCATCATTCGCCTTCGATAATTCACCGTATTCATCAATCGCTACATGGCATTCAAGTCCGGTTACTTGATACTTGCCATAAAGCGCATACTCATGAACAGGAACGCCTTTTACGCGCTGCTTTAATACTTCAACGACTTCCGTGTAGTAGTCGCTTGGCTTATTCAAGGTTGATTGCATAATTGAGCTCTTGTTTCAGGATTTCACCAAAGCGCTTATTAACCTGTTGCTCCAGGCGAAGTAATATCTGACTCGCTTCATCTTCAATAGAAATTCCTACTGCTTGAACGGGAAATCGACCAATCAGGTTAGGATTACGAATAGGTCTATAGGATGCTGGCTTTCGATTCTGACGAACGACGTCATGGTGCATGACTCTATTTCGGCTTGCTCGGATATAAACTCGTTCATCATCACCGTAAATCTTGGTATAAAACGCACCATCAAATTGGCGAGAGCCAGCCTTTGTACCTGCAGCGTTTTGTCGAACATCACCTAGGTCTTCAGCAGCAATAGCTAACAAGCCAACCCATAGGTTGACCGTTTTCTTGTCTTTGTCATAAGCCAGAATAAAGCGGTTCTTCAAGGTGGCTTGTTTGATAGCCATCTCTTTGCTCAAATGGCGCATGGTGTGAGTTCGTAACCATCTGCCCGTTTTCTTGAGCGCTCGCTCTATCGCCTTGGCAACCTGCTTTTCCATCCCTGCAAACTCATCAGCGATCAATGCTGCATCGTTTGATAGGTCAAAACTCAAGGTTCCAGAATTGGTTCGACGTTGATGAGCACCAGACTGAGAGAAATTAGAGGAAGTTATCACCTGGGCTCACCCTCTTACCATTCGGTTTCAAGCTAAGAATGAGTAACGTCGTGGTTTCATCAGGATATAAAACTTCAGCAATGTGCCTTGTTCCTAGTGGGGTATCCACAGAGGCGGCATATACTAATTGTTTATCTATTCTCCGATTCAGGATAGTTAGAGCGCCATGTTCAGCAATAACAGCATTCTGATTTTTATTGCTCCCTTGTGGCATTAAATTTGAGTCAAAGATTGCCTTGATATCTAAGCTGGAACCGTCTCTTAGTAGTAGATGAAAATCAGATGCCATGACACTTTCAATAGCTTGGTCTGCAACCTTCATTGCTTTATTAAATATTGAATCAAATTCCATGGTTACCTCAATACGGCACTGCTTTGTT